CGGCGCGGCAGGTGTCGTCATCTCGGCAGCACCGCCCCCACCTTGGAGTTGATCCGGTCGCCGATCTTCACCCGCTCCGCCTCCAGGGCGGGGACCAGGGCGGGGTTCGCCGGACGCCGGCGGGTGCCGTGCTCCTGGAAGATGGCGTACATGTCGTCCAGGTCCCACCAGCCGATCTCCGCCAGCAGCCGCTCGTTGCGGTAGCGGGCGTTGACGCTCTCGGCGAGGTTGCCGGTGTCCCGGGCCACCTTGGACTTGGTGTCGGCGACGATGGCTTCGGCGCCTTCGCGCAGGGCGTGGAAGGCGGCCTGCCGGATGTCGGTGCGCAGGTCGTTCAGCTGGGACCGCAGCCGGCCGGTGCCGATGACCTCCACCGTGATCGTGGTGCCGCCCCGGCGGCCGCCTCCGCCGCGGCCTCTGCGGCGTCGTGCCGCCATGGCGGGCTCCTCCCGGTCAGCGCCGCTTGGCCAGCAGCTTGCGGATGGCGGCCAGTTCGGCGGCCGCCGCGAGCTGCGCCCACACCAGCCGCTCGTCGGTGGGCCGCTTCGGGTCCTCGGCCCGTTCCTTGCACTCGTGCGCCTCGGCGGCGATGTACGGCTGTTCCATCAGCTCCCCTGGGACTGGGTCAGCTCCACCTCGGCCTTGGAGTAGACCGGGCTGGACGGCTGGACGACGGACTGCACGCGGAACCGCTGGGCGTTGCCCAGGTCGTCGGTGCCGCGCAGCTCGTCGCCGCGCCGCACGTCCGCGCGCGCGGACAGATACACGTTGTGGGAGTGGCGGGACCCGGTCTGCTGGGCGATCAGCCGCTCCGTCGGGGAGGGCTGGTCGACCTTCGCCCGGACCGTGCCGACTTGCGCGAGGGCGATCTCCTCGCCGCCCGCGCCGTCGTCCACAGTCGTGGTGCGCCACACCTGCAGCTGCCGGTTGAAGTGCCGGCCGGGACCCCTCACCGGGACACCAGCGTCGTGACGCTGGCCCCGAAGCGGGCCGCGAGCCGCTCCCGCCACGCCTGGGTGAGCTCCATCTCGGTGACCCGGCCGTCGGCCCCGTAGGTGACGGACCAGTCCCCGAGCCGCTCCGAGGTGATCTCCTTGTCGGCGGCCAGGCCCGCGCCGCCGTCCTCCGAGCGGTACGCCAGCAGCGCGGCAGCGACCATCCGGCACACCAGGTCGACGATGTCGTCGGGCACGTCGACCAGGCCGTGGGTGTAGGTGACCTCCACCTCGGACGGCTCCCGGCCGGACCAGCCGGCCGCCCGCCACAGCCGCCCCGAGACCAGCCGCCAGCCGGTCGCCGTGCGGCCGTCGACGGTGACCGCGTCGACCGACACGATGGGCGGCCCGGGCAGCGTCATCCGCTGGCCGGGCACGCCCTCCAGGGTGAGCGTGGACGTGGTGCGGGAGATGGCCGTCCCCGCGGCCTCCCGCACCGCCGCGGACGCCACGCCCAGATACACGGTCACGACAGCCGTCTCCGAGGCGTCCACGGCCAGGCCGCGGGCCTCGAGGTCGGCCACCGTTGCGAGCGGTGCCAGTGCCACGGCGTCCCCCTCCCTGCTACTTGGCCATGTCGATCAGGTCGGCCTTGGTGTAGTTCGCCGCGTCCTCCAGCGTCATGTGCTGCTTGCGCGCCACATAGTGGACCCATTCGGACTTCGGCGCGGACTGGGCGGGCCGGTCGGGGTCGTCGTCCCCAGGCTTGGAGACGATCTCCTCGCGCGGCTGGGGGCCCGGCTCGTCGGCGTCGCCCCGCTCCGACTTCAGCTCGGTGCGCGGCTTCGGGCTGTCCTCGCCCGGTGCGGGCTTGGACTTCTCCTCGGTCCGCGGCTCCGGCTCGCCCGTCTCTGCGGCCTTCGGCTCGCTGCCCGGCCAGGACCACTCCCCGGCCTTCAGCCGCCGCTCAATCAGCTCCCGCGTGAACGACTGACCGACGGTCACCCGGAACAGGGCGCCGCCGCTGCCGCGCAGCAGGACCTCTTCGCCGTCCTTCAGATCCCGGGCCATCAGATGATCACATCCGCAGCGGCCAGGCCCGTCGGGCGGACGACCTTCGCGCCGTACAGGTGCAGGCCCTTCACGATGTCCGCGAAGCCCTTCTCCTTGCGGGTCGCCTCGGTCTTGTTGATCTGCTCGGCGTAGGACACGGCGCCGTTGTAGCCGGCGATGACGAGCTTGCCCGCGCCCGCGCCCGGCCCGTTGGGGGCGTTGTTGGACTTGCGGATGGTGAAGCCGGCCGCCTCACCCACCATGCCGTTGGTGCGGGTCGCCGCCGCCTGCGCGTCGCCCGTCCCGACGAACCGGTCGTCCTTCTTCAGCAGGCCGTAGAACGCCGGCGTGACGACCGCCCAGCGGCCCTCGTCGGGCACGTTGTCCTCGTCGAGGACGGTGCCCAGGTCGACCAGCAGGTCGTAGGCGTCGGCCGCCGCGGTCAGGGTCTGCTCCGCGACCAGGTTCCCCGCGTCGATGCCCGCGGCCATCAGACCAGCCACGTAGGCGTCGGCGACGTCGCGCAGCTTGTAGGCCGCCTTGCGGGCCTGCTCGGTCAGGACGCGGCCGCCGTTGAACGCCTGCCGCTTCTCCACGTCGTCGACCTCGAACGCGAAGTACTTCGCCTGGTCGATGGTCAGCACGCTGTCGACGTCGTCGACGTCCTCGATGGTGATGTCGGTGTGCGGGGTGTAGGTGCCGATCGTCGGCTCCACCAGCGACGTGATGTGGACGGTGTCGCCGTAGTTGGCGATGTCGCCCTCGTAGTCGCGGTTCACGACGCCCGGGGCGGCGTAGACGTGGGACTTCTCCAGGGTGACCAGAAGGTTGGCGTTCCAGACTTCCGGCTTGAAGGCGCTGATGGCCATGGTGATTTCTCCTCAGGGGGTTACCGGGTGAGGCCGAGGTAGTCGTCCAGGCGGCCCTCGTTCTGGGCCTTGACGATCTCGGCGTGCTTGCCCGCCGCCGACAGACGCTTGACGTCCGCCTCGGAGAGCTGGGAGGGCCGGGCATTCCCCTTGCGGGCGCCGGAATCTGCGGTCCCTTGGAACCGCGGCTTGGTGCTGCCGCCTTGCGCGGCCAGGTAGGGCTTGGACTTGAGCAGGTCGTCGATCGCGTCGGCGACCTCGTCGGCGTCGACGTTGCCGTCGTCGTCGACCTCGAAGGCGGACAGGTCCAGGAAGCGGTGAGCGTCGGCCGGGTCGGCGAGCTTGCCCGCGGCGGCGGCCTTCACCTCCGCCTTCACCAGACGCTCGTTCACGCGGGCCATGGCGGTCGCTTCGGCCTGCCGTGCCAGGGCGTCGGGGTCGGGCTGGTCGCCGTCGCCCGGCTTGTCCCGCTCGGCAAGCTGGGCCTCGAGGGCGCGGCGCTTCTCGCGTTCCGCCTTCAGCTTGCCTTTCATGGTGTCCAGGGCCTTCTTGCCCGGGTCACCGAGCTGGTCGGCACCGTCCGGGTCGGCGTCGCTGTCGCCGCCGGCCGGGTCGATCGCGTCGTCCGGCTCGGCGGGCTCGACCGCCGGGTCCAGGTCGTCGTCGACGGCGGGCTCAACGGCAGGGGCAGGCGTGGTCATGGTGATCTCCCATTGCGGGTGCGGGCCCACGCGTTGCGCGCGGGCGGGGGTCAGACGATGTAGCCGTGAGTGCGGAGCAGCTGGACGGCGTGCTCCCGGTTGTCCGCCAGGCGGTAGATCTCCTCCGGCATCAGCCGCGCCACAGTTGGGCGGAAGCCGCGCATGGACCGCGAGCGCGGGATCGCGCCCTCGGCCTGCAGACGGCGGAACTCCCGGCGGCGGAACTCACCGCGCACCGTGCCCTCGGTGGTGGTGACGGCCCGGCCACCCAGCACGGAAGCCGACTGCATGCCGCGGCGAGCGTTCACCAACTGGCCCAAGTCGGCGCCCGCCGCGAGGGCCTTCGCGCCGGCCTCACCGAACGTCTTCCGCCGCTGAGCCTCGGACATCTGCGCCACCAGCTGCGTCGGCGACGCGGGCCGGGGCCGGTGCTCCCGGGTGACCGGTTCCATGCCGCAGTTGCATCGCGGATGCCGCAGGAACGCCCGGTCGGTCTGGTACTCGTTCCCGGCGAGGACCAGGCAGCGCGAGCAGGCGCCGCCCTCCACCACGCGGATGTAGCCGGTCACCGACGGCCGCGCGGTCATCCCCACCGAGTCGGCGGCCCGGCCCGTATCCGCCACCGCCGTGCGGACGATGGCGTCCAGCAGAGACCTGCCGGCCACCAGCGATTGCACGATCGGCCGTCCGGCCGTGAGCAGCCGCAGCGCCGTCCACACCGGTGCCATCAGCACCCCCGGCAGGGGGCGCCCAGCGCCGTCCACGCCGGCGAAGGCCTCCGGGATCGGGCGCCCTGCGTCCGGCCGGTCCTCGTTCTCCACGCCCAGCAGGCTCGTCAGCCACGGGCCGGTCATCTGCGCGGCCGTCAGCTGCCCGGACATGACGATGGCCAGGACGTCGCCCATCAGGCCGGCCCACGACTGCACCAGGTTGTCCTGGTCCAGGCGCCGCCACACGCGGTGTGTGGCCAGCGCGGTTGCCAGGGCGAGACGCTGCCGGGCCTCCATGTGCGCGACCGCCTCCGGGGTCGGGCTCACGCCGCCGGCTCCTCACCCTCGTCGGGCTCGCCCTCCGAGCCGACGGCCCCCGGCGGCTGGTTGCCGAGGCCGGGCGGGCCGCCGCCGATCTGCCGGGTGAGCTCGGTGACCGGGTCGGCTTCCAGCTCCCGCTCCCGCATGACGACGACGTCGGCAACCTCGGTCGGGGTCAGCCCGTAGCGCAGGGCCAGCCACTCGAAGGGGAACCCCAGCTGCTTCAGCTTCAGCAGCGCGTCCGCCAACTGCGCGTGCGAACGGGACTCGGCGTCCTTCCAGAGGACGCGCCCGGAGCGCAGCGCGTCCGCCTTGGCGTCCTCACCGCGGGCCAGGGCGATCAGCCGCGCGCCCTCACGCAGGCCCTGCCCGGACCAGATGTGCTTCTCCTCGGTCCGCTTCACCAGACCGGTCTCAGCGGCCAGTAGCGCGCCCTCGGCCAGGTTCGCCATCTTCCCCACCAGGTAGTGCTGCGGGGTGCGAGTCTGCGCGGCGAGGTGCCCCACGGCGACCTCGATGAGGCCGGTGTACATGGCCAGGTTGGCGGCCTGCCACTCGCCGATGCGGACGTCCTTGCCGTTGAACATCATCACGCGGTCGACGGCGAACTTCTCGATGTCCACCGGCTGCGTGCCGATGACCTCACCCTCGCTGTTCAGCTTCGGGATGACCGGCCGCTCGGCGCCCATGATGACCCGCTGCGGGAACGACGCGTAGTCGGAGGCGGTGAACAGCTGCGCCCACAGCAGGTTGATGGCGTCCTGCATGGCGATCACGCCGTGCACGTCGCTGATGGGGTCGCCGGCCAGGACGGGCTTGTTCGGGAGCTCCACCATCGGCACCACACCCATGGGGTTGACCTGAGGGTTCGGTTCCTCGAGGGCACGCGGCGTCCACCGCTTCATCTCCTCGTCCACGTCCAGCATCTGCGGAGACTGTTCGCCGTTCTGCAGCAGCCGCGGCCTCGAGAACTTCCACACCTCGTCCGGCAGGTACAGGGTGGCGAAATCCTCGCCGCCGTCCTGCCATCGCTTCAGCGCCGCCCGCCGTTCCCGCCGAGAGCCGGGCTCGTAGCCGATGACGCACTGGGAGGCGTCCTCGAAGGTGACCACCGGCACGTCCGGGTCTTTAGGGTTGCCCCACACCAGCATGAACGACCGGCCGTGAATGACTGACCCGAGGAAGCCCAGTTGGCTGTCGGCGTCCAGGCCGTTGACCTGCCACACCTTCCACAGGTCCCGGTCCGCCTCCGTCTCCCCGGATGCCTGGAAGCCGGTCACGGTCATCCGCTCCACCGGGGAGTCGGCCACCACCTGCACCCAGTTGTCGGAGAAGTCGCGGTAGCGGTCCCCGTGGAACTTCGCGAACTCATCCGACGCGAACTTCAGCGGGTGCTCCCCGCGGTAGTAGGAGTCGTGGCGGGTGATGGCGCGACTGCGCTGGA